TGTTCGCAATGATCAATATTTTTTCGGGTTGATTTTTTTTTGCAAAAACTAGTCGTTTTGACACCCAAGCGGCAGTAACTGTTGATACCCCAGCCTGTCTATATTTCAGGGCTATATTTTCTTCATAATCTTCATAGTCTTTTAATAATGATACTTGATCGGGAAAAAGTTGTAAGGGTACGTACTTAGAAACAGTATTATCGTATGTTTGTAAATATGTTTTGAGTGCATATTCAGTATCTTTCATACACCTAACATATTCTAACATGACTTGTTCTTTTGTTAGACTCATAATGTTTTTATTTATAAATAGCTAACAAATTTTTATTTAAAAAAAAACCTACCGATTTGGTAGGTTATATCTTTAGTAAGCATAATCGTCATCGTCTTCATCATCATCTTCATCATCTTTGAACCTATCATACTCCCTTTTAGCCTTTTGAAAAATTTCTTTAAATTCTTTTCTAGCCCTGTCATTATCTTGTTTATTGTCAGATATAACGTTTGCAATTATGTCTTTTAAGAATCTTTCGGCCGGAACTTCATATAAGTTTTTTTCAAAGAAAGGCATATATTCACGACCTTCAGGATCTAAAACTAATTCATCAGGTAACATAGTTCTGATCTTTCTTGCCAACTCAGCACCAACTCTAAAATTCATCGGTTCGTTTTCCATGGTATCAGTTTGTGATATGACTTGTCTTGCCATTTCAGGGTCCATACCCTTCCATTGTGACCTGGCAGTTACCATACTGAAGGCTTTGTCCAATTCGTGAATTAAAATTGGAAATATCAATCCATTTGCTTCCCAAGTATCTTTTTCAGGTCCACTATCAGATTCATCATCATCATCGTCATCATCAGGTTCAGGTTGCCCTTTTTTTGCCGAACCAGCGGCATTACCCCCCAACATTTCAATTAACTGTTGGTTTGTAAAATACATTAGATCATTAGCCCCCATTATTTTATTATAGAGTGGATAAAGTGATGGATCAATTTCATCTAATCTTTCTTTAAAAGCTTGATAACTGTATTGTCCTCTTTTAGCCTTACCCATTACGTAAGCGTTAATTACGTTTCTTTTTTCTATTTCTAATTGTTTTTGTTCTTCAGGCGTTAATTCATCGATGTCAAAAGAAAAATTTGCTGGTATAGGTAGTTTTTCATTTTCTTTAGCTTTCATTTGAAAAATTGATGGGTCTATTCGTTTTTCACCTAAAAAAGTTATCATGTTGATAAGTTGAAACTCGTAAAGTGTCCCACCTGTTTGAGATTTTCTTTTGGATATTATACCATCTCTTAAAGCTTGTTCCATCGTTAAATTGTAAGGCATCCACCCCGCTTCTTTTGCGGATATTTCCATTGCCAAATCTCTGAGTTTTTCCCTATGTCGAGGTTCAATTGACATGACATCTCTTACTGCCATCATTTGTTCCATTTGTATGGCCTGCATTACTGCCGGTTGTGTTAAATTTCTATCTGTAGAAAAATATCTTTTGACATAATCTACAATTTCTTTAAATCTTGTTCCCGTTAGTTTTTCAACATCTGAAACGCCACCTCTAAACGCCCTATTTTTAGCATAAATATTTTCGGGATCTTCTATCTTTTGTTGTATTCTTGGATCCATTCTTTCTGGATAATCTCCGTAATCAACAGGTGCTTCTTTAACAATCCTTCTAATTAATTTTTCAAGTTCTTTATGTCCCATTAGTTAAAATTTAATACGTCCATTATTTTTTCTATGAAATCACTTTGTTGTTTTTCCATTTTTGCTTTTGGTTTTTCTTCAACATCAGGATTGGGGTCTTTCAAAGGGTTACCTTTTCTTCTATCTTTTTCCTTAGTTCTATCTTTTTCCTTAGTTCTTTCTTTTTCTTTTGTATGTGCTTTTGGTTTTTCTTCAACATCAGGATTAGGATCCTTAAATGGATTACCCTTTCTTCTTGTAGGAGTTTTAGTCTTTTCCCTTTCCTTTGTTCTTTCTTTTTCCTTTGTGTCTTCACCCAAAGAAGAAATTTTTCCTATTGGTCTTTTCATTTCAATTCCTGATTCATCTGAAAACATAGTCATTTTTTTAGGATTTTTCAAAATTATTGAATTGACCTTATTTGATTTTTCAGAAATAGTTTTTAACATCTGACCTTTAGTAATTGTTGGGTTTACATATTCGTCCAACATATTAACAATTTTATCTTCCAAATATTTTTCAAAATTTTCATTTGTCCTTTTTACTGTTTTTTCAGGATGTTTTTTTTCTGGCATATTTTTGTATTGTTTCTTTGATGTACTATCGGAAAATTCTTTAGCCATCTTACACCATTTTTCTTTTGTTTTACCTTTACTGTTATTACATTTAGACCAAAACAAACCTTGTTGAGCTTTGGATTCAAACTTTTCAGATATTTCTGATTCAAACATTCCCATACCATCTGCAGAAGCATCCGGATCGTTTACAACATTTATTGTTTCGTCTTCGGTCATTTCACCTTCTAATGTAACATCTACACTTCCATCGGCATTCAATTTGAATGCTCTACCTCCAGGTAATGATTCACCTTTAGTTTTTGCGTTGGAAACTTCGGAAGCACTAAATCTTCTAATTTTAGTTTGTATGTCTTGAGCTTCTTTGGTTTCATTTTTTTTGGAAAATTTTTCAGATAAAACTTTGATTTGTTTATCGTTCATAGTACTGATAGTACTAAATGATAACCCACTTTCAAGTAACGTTAAAATGTGATTTTTAGTTCTCATAGACTACTTTTTTATCAAATTCAAGAACGATGTCACGTTCATATAGTTTATCTTTTACTTCTTGTTCAGTTTCCCCAAATTTGAAAACTAATCTTTTTATTAAAGAAAAATCAATTTCTTCAGTTTCTTTTTCCCAACCTAACGATATAACTCCGTCCATCGTGTCTATCATTGAAAAAACATCAGAATCTTGAACCAATTCTAATATAATTTCTCCATTGGTGAGAGTACCAACTTTTTTAACATATTCAAAATCAGGGGGAGAAGGATAACCATTTGCAGGTTTTGATTCCCAATTTTCACCCCATACTTCTATGGTGTCAGAAAAAATAAATTCATAAATGTTGTCACCTTTGTAGTTTGGCCCCATTCCATTTATGTAAATTAAATAATTCATAAAATTCTTTTACCGTGAACCGAAATCTTATGTTCTTTTAACCCTACTTTGAAAAGTAAATTTTTCTTGTTAGTTGACCCTATTAAAGTTGCGTTTGGGTTTTTTTCCAAAAACCTCAAAGCCGATCTTTGTTGTTCTATACTTGATGAAAGTCTTTTGATTTCCATTTCGTTTACCATAACATTTTCTCTAATAAGTTCTTCGTTTATTGATTTTTTTATTTTTAACTCTTTTTCTTCTTCTTCGCTAACATTGAAATAATTTCCAATTATTCTATCCACTTTGGATTCTGAAAACATATTTTCTGTTCTTACACCCAAAGGTCCTACTTTAATCCTATTTCTGTTTCTATATCCATATTCTGTCACTTCACCTTCTTCGCCTGTAGGTGGTTCAGGACTTTCAACAGGAGGTTCAGTTGACTCGTCACCTTCATCACCCATATCTTCATCACCCATATCTTCATCACCTTCTTCTTCATCGTCACCTTCTAATCTATCAATTATTTCTTCAACATCTTCATCATTTAAAACAGACAAATCTAAAGCGGACAAAATTGAATTCAAAACATATTTTACATCATCAGAATCCATTTCTTCATTATTGAGATATTTTCTTATCTTTTGTGATAGTTTACCTGTAAGTTTTTGAATTAATTTGAAAGATACACCAGATTCTTTTTCATCACCTGTTGGTTCTTCATCACCTGTTGGTTCTTCATCACCTGTTGGCTCTTCATCACCTGTGGAACCTAATAAATCATCTAATTCGCCACCTGATTCAGGTCCCATTGACGCATCTGTTGAACCTTCAGGACTTTCTGCACTTGGAGTTGTCGGTTCCGATGGTGTTGCGGGTGTTGCTGGAGCAGGTTCTGCCGGCGCTGGTTCAGGTAATGTTGGTGCTGCTTCAGGAGCAACATCTGACTTAGGTTTTGGAACTTTTAATTTGAACTTTTTTTGTTCACTAAATAAGTTCGTACCTTCTTCATTTTCATAAATAGCATTAAATTCCTTGGCCATCAAATTTAATTTCTTAAGAGCTTCAGAATATGACCTATAATATCTTCTATTTTTCATAGGTTCCATATAATCAGAATATGATTCAGTAATATTTCTTTTAATGATATATCCTTGTCTTTCTTTTACAATTTCATAAGAATTACCATCAGCTAAACCTAGTCTATATTCAGTAGATTTCAATTCAACATTATTATTAGGTAGTTGATGATTGTAGTTAGCAATTTCCATAATTCTGCGGATTTTATCCATACCACCTAATTTTTCGCTTCCAATAGGTTTTAGTCCTCCCATAGTATACTTTTTTTGATTAAATTATTTTTATTAAATAAATATATCGATATTTGATATTGTTTTGTTTTAATAATATTTATTGATTCATGGATAATTTTTTATCAACAACTTCGGTTGGTATATCGTAAAGTTTACTAATATATCCATTTCTTCTTAAAAGTTTAAACACTAAATTTTCTACAGATAATTCTCCACCTTTTTCTAACCCACAATTCCTAAATTTTTTTAGTTTTTGTTTGTATTTTTTTACTAATGATTTTATAGTATAAGGTGTTTCATCTTTTAAATTATCAACAACACCATCAATTACTCGCATCCATTGTTCCGATTTTTCTTTTACTAAATCTAAATCTACATTTTTAGTACTTATTTTTTTTGGTTCATTAACCCACATATCATAGTATAATGAATATATACCACTACTAAAAGTTGTTTCTACTTCATCTTGTACAAAACATTCGACATCATAACCAAATATTTTTATATCGTGTCTATCATTAAAAACTACCTTTTTTAAATCAAAAAATTCTACGTAGAGTTCTTTTGTATTGTCAGGGAACTGGCCATAATTTACAACAATGTGAAGATCAACATCTGAATATTTAGACCAATTATAATTAACCAATGAACCGATCATTATAATGTCAGTTATTAAAACATCAATCCCTAAAAAATCAATGAAAAGTTCTGCGATTTCTAAAAGTTTAGTTCTAACTTCAGGATTCATGGTATAGTCATTACCTTTTTTTTCCCAAATTTTTGGATTAAGCTCTTCCTGTGCATCAAAACTTTTAATAATATCTTGAGTATCCATACTAATAAATACTTTGAACTTACACTTTTGAATATTTGAAAACCTTTGAAATGTTTTTGTTAAAGTAAGTTCCTTGG